TCTTTAACCTCTACTGGCAGCTCTTGGCCAATTTTGATTAAAAACGCTTTTTCTTCATCTGTAAGTGCCATTTATATCTCCTATGTCCAGCTGCTAAGTATGGATAATTGTAAATCTGCAGTTAATAAATCACCGCTAGCAACACTTAAAACGCTAGGTGCAGATACAGCGGTAACATTAAATACGATTGAGCTAGCAGCTAGTTTATTAAACACAGCTACTATGGTGTCCTCAATGCCTTGTAAATTGCCCTCGTTTGAAAACATTGGCACCGTCATAATGACCTTTAGGTTTACCATAGGTGAGATGCCAGCATAAGAATTATTGCTAGGGCTTATGTATGGATCTGCTGGGGCAACCACGACACTATTAGCCAAGATTGTGCTAGGCGGGTAAGCAAAAGTACTCCATACGCCTACGTTTGTTAACGCTGTGGCTACGGTTGTACGTAAAGTAGTTATAGCTGCAGGCATTAGCCGACCATACTTGCGGGTGAAAGATACGGGGCTAAAAGGCCTCTTACAGATGCCATAAGCGTATTAGACATTTTGAACGGGCTAGGGCTATAGCCGTCCACGCTAGTGCCCCCGTTTTGTGTGCTAAATCTAGATGTCCATATATTTTCTGCCAGCATTAAAGCTGCAGCGTTAATAGCTGGGGTATTGGCGTAGGTAGCGGTTTTTGTATCGTCACCTGTCATAGTGCCGTAAGGCAGTACTCGCCTAAAGTTTTGGTCAGCCGCTACTTTTGCATATTGGATAAAACTGTAGCCTTGTGGAAATTGCCAATAGTTAAGTTGCATATTAAAAGCAGGCAAGATATTAGCTGTGCCTGTAGAAAATGGAATTGTGCCCGTAATTGTGTAAGTACCGTTAAAGGTTGAACCAGCCCCAGCAATAGTTACTGATTGGCCCGTAGTAAAGATGCCAGGGTTGGCAACCATAACTGTAGCGACATTAGACACCAACGCGGTACCGACTACGGGCGCGCTATCAAACCATAAAAAGCCGTTTATTAAATCTTGTGCGGCTTGGCAGGTGTCCTCTATCCAGGTGTAAGAGTCATACAAAGTGCCAACGCCCAGGCTAGCCTTCAAGGTAGCAGCTGTTACATACGTGGCTGGCATTTTTGTACTCCTATCTTACTTAGGTTTGGTAAGCCTCAAAGGGCTAAGAGGCCTACCAAACTATTAGTGGGTTTTATTAGGTAAAGTTGTAACGGATAATACCCTTAGGCATTTTGGCAATAGTTGCCATATAGCCATAGATAGCAACCTGTACCTGTAGGTTAGATACAACGTTAACTGACATATAAGCCTGTGGTGATTGGTAAACAGTAAATGCCTCAGGCGCAAGAATAATTGCTGAGTCATCCACAGTTGTAGTAGCCGCAAAGTTTTTGTCAACGTATAGATCTAGACCTAGTACGTTACCGCGGATACTGCCAGGCTGTACAAGACCGCCTGCGTTCATTGGCTGGCTAGCTGAATAAATAGGGCGGCCAGTACTGTCCGATGCGCCGAGCAATAATTGCCATTGGCTACCGTTGGCTATGTAGTTATTAGCAAAGTATCCAGTTGCCTCGTAAACAAGACGTGCGGCCTCAGATGTATAACCAATAATGCCTGCAGATGTAGCAGCTTGTGCAGTAGTAGCTACTGTTCCAGCTGTCACAAGGGCTGCCAAAACGGTTGTATCCAAAGTTTTTAGATACGCATTTTGTAGTTGTGTAGTTAACTCTGCATAAAAATTAGGATCTGAGCGCTCTAATAGCTCTACGCTAATAGTGTTCATACCGCTGTACTTGTTAATGGTGCCCGATAAGTATTCAGTAACCATACCTGTATTTTGTACTGCGCCAGCCTCAGCCTCAACAGTTACTACAGGTGCAACGCCTGACTGACCGCCTGCACTTGTTACAAGAGACGGTACGTTAATAGTCATACCGCTAGCTGGCAAAATACCACGGCTACACGCATCTATAGCAGGTGTGCCAAAGCGTGTGTTAGTTGGAAACTCAGATAGGTACTGAGTTGGGTTAAATGCTGGGTTAGTAGAAAATGAGTCATCTGCAGCTGTTACATACAGCTTGCTATCCTCATTACCTAGTGCAGCCTTAATCTTGTGTTCTGTGTATGCACCCATAGACGTAATAGGTGTACGTACGCGCTGAGAGTTAAGTGCGCTTGGTAGGATGATTTTACGAGCTGCCTCTACTGTAGGTGCAGCCTGCTCTGTGGCATCTACTGCCTCAGGTGCGGATTGATCGGGGGCTGTAGTCACAGCGGCCTCGCTTTCGGTTTCGGTTTCGGTTTCGGTTTCGGTTGTGGTTGTATTTATTACGGTGTTAGTTGTCGTAATTTTTGTACTCGTGGACTCAGCGGCATCTAATGGCATATCGCCCTCTTGCGCACTAATTTTTTGCACCGCAGCGCTTGCAAAGGCAGCGCTCTCTACGAGTGATACCTCGCGTAAGGTAGCAGCGGTGACCAGGAGATAATCTTTCTGGGGCTTTGATGCGGTAACCTCAACACCAACGGATAAGCCGTCCATAAGTTGCTCCTGGGCTAGCAAAATCGCATCTGATCCACGAGAAGATGCACTTACTTTAAAGCTTGCATATAAACCGTCTTTGGCAGAGGTAATACTCTGCATACGTCCAACGGGTTTTGAATTATCGTGCGACATTAAAAGTTTTACTCGGCTTGGTTCAGGTGCGCTAATTGAACCTTCAGCAAAAACTACTTTACCCGCGCTTGTAAATCCCACCTCGCCATACGGTGCAATTTTGCCTGAGATAGTGCGGCGCTCGCCGCTATCTACTGCCTCGATATTGCCACTAAACGTTAAGATCATTAGTGCCGTTCCCTTCATTAAGGCCCATTGGGCTTAGCTGTTCCATACTTTGCGCTTGCTCTAAATCAATTAAACCCAGGTTAAGCATTTTCTCTATAGCATCTAAACGCGCTGCAGTATCGGCACGTAAGAAAGTCTCATCTAGTGCAAAGCGCACTACGTTACCGTGAGCCGTAATATCATCCATAGATAAACGGTTTTCAATAGCGCTAATAAATGGCTGCAGAGAATATGCTACAAACTCCTTGCGCCCGTCTAAAATATTTTGGTAAGTCATTGAGTTATTCATATCTGCACTTATGTAATATGCGGGTACGTTCATTAAACGCGCTATCTCTGTAGCAAGGTACTGGCTACTTTCGTTATAGGTCATATCTTTAGGACTAAAACCAACCTGCTGGTAATCTAAAGTGCTAGTTAAATATGCTGTACTGCGTGATGCACGTGCAGCCTTCCACGCAGCTAGCAAACCGCTAATCTGTGCCTCTGGTAAATCTGCACCGCTATTTTTAATAAATCCTGTAGGCATTGGTGTAGATGCTGCAACAGATGCCGCTTTTTGTATATCTATCGCACTTTGTATTGTGCGAGCGCCTGTCTCTAATACACCAGGTAGTAAAGATTGAAAAGTAACAAGGCTACCAATACCAGCCATAGGTGCGCGTACACCGTTAACGCTGTAGTAATCTACCTGATCGCCATACTGGTCAGTAGTAACTGTTACACGTGTATTAGCTACCCACTCAAAGCCGCTAGGGCGCCCGTCATCTGCATACAAAGATGTAACGCGCCAATATGCAACGCCATAAAATAGTAATGAGTCAACGGTGTAAGCAATAGTTACGCTACGTGGCTGGCGCATATCGGGTTGGTCTAACCAAAGAGGAGACTCTAACTCTACACCTGTAGATTTTTTATACAGCTCTAAGTCAATACTCGATACAACACCTGCAATTAAATTACGGCATCGTGATACTGAGGGCACCTGCAAAGCTGTAAATCGATCCATAAACGGTGCGCCGTTGCCAGTTGCATAAAGGCCGCCATAGCTATAAACGCCAGCGCCATAACCTTGTGACATAACGGCAGGAGCTAATTGGGCTGTGACATCTTTTTTAGTAATACCTAAAGTTTGCAATAGACCCATAGCGCGAATTATAGGTTATCCACAGGTATTACGTTATCCACACCCTCGGCGTGTCTAAACGTAAACTTTAGCCTCAGATATTGGCTTATCAAGATGCAACGCCAGCATAGCCATACCAATAACGGCTGCCACGGATCCGCTTGATTTTTTGCGCACCACTCTCCAGGCTGAGTCATTACTTTTAGCTGCTACTGAGTCCATAGCTACGTTCAAGGCGGGCTGGTCACCGTGAACTACTCTACGGTTATCTATTGCATCCTTGAAAATAGAGCAGGCATTGTAAAACTGGGTACCGCTGCAGTCTTCGACTTTTACTCCTGAATTATGGAGCCTGTCGGCAATATGCTGACCTGTAAACTTATCGAACAGTACAAGCTTAGGTAACCATTCATCGCAGTAGGCTTTTATGTCAGCTGCTATTTTTAGCTGGTCAATAGCTCGGTCTGACTCCCAGGTTTTAACAAGGCTAAGGCCAATTTTGCCGTCAGGCAATACCGCACCAGCAACGAGTGATGCGTGGCGCCCTGCGTGTGGCTCAATATCAAACGCGAACATTGTGTACATACCTGGGGCCATAATAAGAGACGTATCGGCGCACTCTTCCCAGCTACCTGGTGTCCAGGGGCTACTATCGGTACCAATCCATTTACACAACGTTTCGGTCATTACAGCTGCGTGAGTAGATGTAGCAATAATCTCCTCTATGGCCTCCTCTGTAATTAGCGTGCCTAAAGACGGGTTTGCCATAGCCCAGTTAGATCTATCCCATATGTCACAGTTATCGGGTGCGCTGTATTCATAATAGCCAACGGACTTAGGCGGCTTATTAAGAGAGCGCTCGCGCATCTCGTTAAGTACTACGCTCTCCTTATGGCCTGCGTTGCTAGTGTAAAAACGCTGGCTATTAGGACGTGTGAGCGTAGTTGACTTTACGGCATCTAGGGCCTCTACTCCGCACTCGCGTAGCTCATCTACCCACACCATATCGGCACTTAATCCACGGGCTGAGTCAGTAGTAGCTGCGACCACTTTTACCTCAGCGCCATTTTCTAGGATTATGCGCTCATTACCATTAGTGCGCTTGTAGGCCTTGTCTATATTGCCACCTTTAACCTGGGCTAGCAGGTGTGGGGTGCGTTCAATGATCCCTGCCATTATCTCCAAAGACTTAGAGGCCATTTGTCTTTGAGAGGACATAATTAAGATATTACGCTCCCCAAAGCAAAATAAACCTGCGAGTACCCTCATTCTCATCATATGCGACTTACCTGACTGCCTGGCACATACAAATAACGCAGACTTTTTTATAAACATATTTTCATCGTCCACGGCGCACATATCTGTAAGGATCAGTTTTTGCCACTCTAATAATGGCTGGTCAATCGCCTCAGCTAGCGCCACTATCTCATCTACGCGGGATTTTGTATTAAGCCAGGGCGTGTTAAGCCGTGGATGAGTTGCCCCTCGTAGCTCCTGTTTAGTTTCGGTTAGCAACCGTCTAGCCTGCCTGAATACCGCGGGTCATAGGGCCTATGTGAACCGTCTCGACCATTTTTGGGGAAAAAGAGGACGA